AGTGTTGGATATGTGATTTTACATTCATCTGGATATATTGCAGTTGATCGTGCAAATTTCTGGTATTCATCAAATGTCATTTTCTCTCCTGTGCAATGTTAGCTCTACGTTGGTGTCGATTTATGGGATTCGGAAAAGGTAATGCAGCTATACGTCTTTCCTCATACCTCTCCAACCAAGCTTTTCCTTCTTCTTCCATTATAGCAAACTTTTCTCTTTGATTCATTATTTTCTCTCCCATTTATAAAAAATATGATCCTGTATCTCTACAGTCTTAGTCTTGGTTTTAGCCCAATCGGGTTTGACATAATCAGCATGATAAAATAAAGCACCATCTGTGATATCTATAAAAGGAACTTTATGATATATTAGAGTCTCTGCAATTTTAACCAATCTGTTATATGTTTTTATATCCTTTGGTACATCACTCCTACCATCACACCACCAAGAGAATTGGCATCTATTTTTAATAGGAATATACTTACCATTTTTCTTCCAACTTTCCCTTGTTGGGCCTTGTTTCACTACTTCACATATTGTATTAGGAAACCTTTTATCTTTAACACGATTAATAACAACACTTGATACTGCAAGTAAACCAGCAGTTCCTTGACCACGAGCTTCATGGTACATATTATCTGCAAGACATTTAACTGATGATATATTGTATTTGACTTCATTTGCATTTACTGGACTGAACATAATCAATCCTGCCATGATAGCTTCATTTATCATATAAATTACTTTCCATAAATTCTTTCTTGAGTCCTTCTTGCATACGATATGCTTGAACTTCCCAAGGTTGACGATAATAATCACAGTTAGTGTAATTACGATACTTACCGTCTTTACATAACCATAATCTGTTTGTAGATTTTTCTTTCATTCTACGAGTCGCACTTTGCCAAACATGAACCATTTCGTGGCAAATTGTCTCTATAAAGTTTTCGTTATCAAGAGTTCTTTCTGCATCTATTTCAAATGTACGATTGTTATCAGTTTCCAAACAAAAACCAATTGCACCCTCATCCTTCATACTGCGAATCTTAACTTCTATATCAAGGGTTCTCATACGAGGCATAAGTTTCTCTGTACAAAAGTTAACAACATTCTCAGCGAGTGAACGCCGAGAAATGTTAGAACCTGTTACAAGAACAAAATTCATTAAAATGCAACCAATGCAGCAAAACCCATTCCAAATATCATACCCATACCTAGAACATCACCTATAAACATTTTCCAATCTCTTGGAGTTTTTAACCATTTAATCACTATATTCATTATATACTTCCTTTTCCTATTAAATAAAGAGGGCCAGTCCAGTTGATTGGGAAACCACCTTCAAGAACATTACCTCTTGAACCGTTTCTCTCAGGAGCTGACCAACCAGCACACTTCAACAAAGTTCCTTTTTTGAACTTTTTGTCATTATCAGTGTTAACAACAAAACCCCAAGCAGAACCACCACCATTAGTCATAATTTTGATGTACTTAGAACCTTTCTTGATAACCCATTCTTCTTTAAACTTTGCCTTCATTTCATCAGACACTCTAAAGTTTTCATAGTCAGCATTTGCGGCCGCAATCATATTTGCAATACCGTCATCTACGTTATCAAAAGTTTTTTTAATATTAATAGTCATAATCAGTAATTCCTTTCTTTCTTGATTATATTATTAGTATACATCAAGAAAGAAAGATTGTCAAGGGAAATCGTACATTGTAAGTCATTGATTCTAAACGAAAAGTAAAAAAAGTTTAAATTAATTTAGCGTCCTTGTCTAGGATCAGGGCCATCTAGTTGCATAAATTCGTCATTCCAAGAGAAAGCTTCCTTTACAACTGGTTCAGATAGACCTTTATACTTCTGATGAAGAACCTTATCTTTAGCTGCACATAGGACATCTGCTTCACTCTCATGCAAACCTTCTAACATCTGAATAAACATTAATTCACGTTTATTCTGAGTAATACTGGCATTACCACCTTCTATGAAATGGTAAAGCTTACGTGATTCGTATGCAAGAACAGAATGTTCTGTTCCTTCTGGTGCATCATTACGTGCATAAGGAACATCGCCCTCTGGTAATAACCACTTAATTTTAGGATCAAACGCAGATTTAATTACCATGCGAAGCGAGTCAGTATTGTGTTCTTGAAGAAATTTTACTTTGTCTTTCTTCGATTTTATTTTGGAAACCTTGTCTAAGATTTCTGATATTAATAGTTCCATTATTAAAATTCTCCTATGGATTCTGTAAGTGTTTTTAGTCTTTGTTTTATAAAGTAGTTTAGTATTTTGCTTCGGTTATTAACTGGAGCACTCTTATATGTATCAAGTATCTCTGACCGCAATTCTTCTGGAGAGCAAGTTAGGTCAATTAGTTTTTTATTCCTTTGATAATTCCTTTTCGTTTCTTCGTTAGGAAAATTACCGTCAACCATTAATGCAATCTTTTTCTTACTTAGAGGCCTTTGTCGAATACCATCTACGAAAGTATTATCAGGCGAGAGAACATTTGGTACTCCATCACTTGTATCACCTTTTAATACGTGTTCCTTTAGGTAGTCATCTGCATTAATACCATTTATCATCTTCTTAGTGATAGGACTATATTGTTTTACATTAGGAAACCTTTGTAATTGTATAAAGTCTTTATCACCAGAAAGTATCATAACCTCATCAGAAGATTCAGAACAAAGAGTTGCAATAATATCATCAGCTTCTGCACCATATACCTCTACTGACTTATATGGCATATTACTCTTTATCTCTTCTTTGATAGTGTTAAGACAACTAAAAATGATATCCCAATCTTTACTATCTGTACTTCTACCTTTTCTTCTACTATGTTTATACTCTGGAAAATAATCACGCCTCCAGTAATGTCTCGAATCATAACACAATACCATCTCACCAAACTCAGACAGAAAACGTGTACGATACATACGCAAGGAATTAAGAACCATATGTCTTACCATTACTTCGTCTGGTTCTGACTTCTTTGACATATGCATTTGCATCATAATGCTTGCCATCATAATTTGACTCATATCAACTAGTATCATTATCATCTTCCATTATTTTATAATAGCTTGTTACTACATCATCTATATCATCATAATCCACAGAGAAATGTGGAGTTCCATCTGGGTCATTTTCAACATTTGAGATAATATCTACCATTGGTTGCATTGCGTGTTTTAAACCGAATGTAGCAAGTATACCAGATTTAAACACTTCTGTCAATACCGAAATATGTCTCATAAAGTCTCTATCACCAATGTCTACACCATTTTTTGCTAAAAGTTCCAAATAAGCCATTGAACATTCATTGACTATTTCATCAGTCATGGCAAGTTGATCCACAATAATCAACTCTTCTTCTGTAGGGCCTTTTGATCTTTTTTTCCAAGGGCCTTTGATTATTGTAGCAGATGGTTTTTCTTCACTCACTCTGTCATATCCTTTTCCCAAGTCATACCCAAATCTGGATAGAATGTTCCAACGTCACGTTTAGGTTTCCCTATGTTTGGGCCATACCAATAGTACCCTAGTTTAACACAACGACTACGAATCCTTTTCTCTTGATACTCACCATAGAACATACAAATCCAATCACCATGCTTGAGATAACTTTGCATCTGTCTTACATAACCTTCATGGTCAGAAAGTTTTGCAATTGCACCTTTAATGTCTTTCTTAACATTTGCACGTTCAGATGTAGCAAGTTCTTTCTGTGTTTTAATCCATTGTTTAACTTTCTTAGGATGCAGTTGATGATCCTCTGCAAGATCATGCAAAGACTCATGAAAACTACTTTTACCATAGTTTGGATTATTTTCAGCTTTCTTTTCTCTTGCTTTTGCAAGACGTTCTACTGCAGCTGCTTTCTGTTCCTCAGACATAGGTTTACGTTTCTTCTTGGTCTTAGGAGCAACCCACTTACTATTATCTGTGATTGAAGTAATTTTTTTTCTAGCCATATTTAACTCCTATTGTATTTTCATGTCCCAAGAGATAACTCTCTTTTTGTCTTTCGATTTGTTTGGTGAACTATAATGCATGACAAATGATGGTGTAATTATCATAGTTCCTTCAGATACAGGAATTTCATTAAAAAAAGTTGTATCAGATATAAAATCATTCCAA